CCGAGTTAGTAGCATAAGCCCGGACATAATAGGTTGTCTCTGGGCTTAACCCTGTTATAGAACTCGTAAACGTACCATTCCCCGTTCCATTTAAAGTATGACTATCCGAAACAGTAGGATTGAGTGTTGTCGCCCAGCAGACACCTCTGGCTGTTACTGTCGCTCCCCCACCGAATATCCTGGCGTATGCTCTTGTTGCCACTGTATCTGTGCTGATTCTTGGCGTACCGGAAAATTGAGGAGATGCGAGAGGTGCCTTTAAATTAAGTAAATTATCAACCTCTGTTTGTGTATAAATTGATGATGCCAGATTGCGAAGTGCAATATTATTTGTATTGACCTTGCCAAAAGCGGTACGTAACGGATCACCTGTACCATCATTGGGACTTGTACCAATATTTATATCCTGTAATGTCAGAGACGGCGCACGACTTGCCTTGTAAACAGGTTGTTTGGCACATCCGGCAATGATGATCAGCATCAATATTAACAGTTTTTTCATTTTCTTATCACTTGTGTTGTATCAGATGTAATATTTGTATTATCACTTGTTGTAGCATGACAACAACCATAACAGGCAATTAATAATATCAGGATTATTATTTTCAAATTAATGGCCCTTTACCTACATAAATACCTGTTGCTGTTGTACCACTCGAAAATATCTTTCTGCATAACTCAGGCAGGGTAAATGTCTCTTGTGCAGATAATGTTATCGTCACTGCATTATCATCAACATCATTAATCAAACAATATTTTACATCACCTCCCCCTGTGGTATGAAAAAAGAAACCACTTTCATCTGTATAATCATTTTCCGAAACATCAATCAACTCTTTATGAGTGATCATTAAAACTGCTGTTTTCATAATTAATTCAATTTATCTTTTAGTAACTTAATAAACGTATTGGTACATAATACTTTAGCAACTTCAATATTTTCCTTTGTCAGACCAAAAATATCATCATACCGAGGTAAAAGCCATTTTGATTTTTCGTCCCAACTGATTATGTCATATTCACCGCTCTCAACAATAGTCTCCATCTCACTATAAAACCCTCCATGCAAATACAGGTCTGGGACACCGGACGGAGCGACATAGGAATTTAATTTTTGTTTGCGTTTTAAATAACCTTTTGAGTATGATGGCGATATATACATCCCTTTTGATGTACGGCCGACGTGAAGTTGTGACTGATTTAGACGAACAATATCATCTCCATGAGCCTGAATTGCCTCTTCTTTCAATGCCTGAATATCAACGGACATTATTTTATTATATAGCTCTCTCAACTTCATATCGTTTCGTCTCCTGTGTGAACCGTGTCATCTGCCGTTATTATTGTCGAATCAGCTGTTGCTATACCTCTCAGTACTCCCGAAGCATAATCGGCATTTATCCCTTCGACATATTTCTCGGTCATCTTTAGCACAAGATCAACATTATGACTACCTAAGTGGTCTGAAATAGAGTGATCTTTAACAATATACTCAACATCATTTACAATAAAATGATCAAGCCGTGAAGCAAATATTAATTGTTTAGCTAAATAGAATGGAATGTCCTCAACTGTAAGCGTATTGATTGCTTCGTACTCACTGTAAATTCGTTGCTCTGTCCCACGATTATTATATAATTCATCCTTGCCTCCGACATCGCTAAATTTGACTATCCCGAATACGTTAACAAGATGTCTTATACCTGTCGAATAATCGACATAAATAGTGTTGTCATCATTATAATAATCAATTTTAACACCATCCCATGATGAGGCTACCTGAATAAGCTGTGATTCATAGTAAACTGCATTTCCTCCAGAAAGGGTTGCTGATATATATATTTTATATTGACCATTTGTATTGATCGTTATTGGTATTTCCCAAAATGAAAAATCCGTATATGTTGATTCTTCAACAGGAGTTAATGATGTCAATGCTTTAGTATTGATATTATAAAGTGATGCTGTTATACTGTCATAATCTGTCTTTATTTGTATAGTAATTGTTTCCCCGTTGACTACCTTCTGAAAATATGCTGTTTTTGAGATAATATCAGAAAGCTCATGAAATAACGTGTTATTAAAACTCTCCGCATTAGTGTTACGGCGAACAAATTGAAGTGAATTAATCGGTGAAATTGTAAATATAGCCATCACACGTTATTATTATCATTATCATTAGTTAAATTCCTTTTGTGAAGTAGTCCGTCTTTAATAGCTTTAGACGGAATAACCGGAGTTACGTAGGTCAGATTAGCCTTTAATAGCTTCATTTGCCCCATACCCTTAACATCAGATTTACGGCTATTAAATTTCATGATCCACCCGTATTTATACTCCTCATCAGTATTAGCCCTAAAACGCACTAACATATACTGGTTTGGTATATGATTAGTAACTTGCTTCATTGCCGACATAACATCAGGAGTGACAACAAAATCAAATGTGTAATAGATATTTTCAAAAAATGGATCATCAAGGTCTGAGATATTAATATCCTGACCCTCATAAATAGTATCTGTTTCGCCTGTTAGTAAAGTGTATGCCTCGCTGTTGTAATCCGATGACAAAAATGATAGTATCTTATCGGTATAATGATCCAATGCTCCCCGTATATAAGACCCCCAACGTCTCAAATTACGTGCAGGATGATAAAAAAGGTTGTAATTATTAGTATCGTTACCGGTATTCTCAACCGTTGTGAACGATTCTTCTCTCTCAATCTGGGATGATTCTGTTTGATATGTTATTAAAAAATTGCTATCATCATACTCTGAATTTTCTCCGGCAACTATTGTTTTGTGTTTTTCGAGTGCCGAGAATATACCATTGCCATCAGCCCTGTATGGCGATAATTGCGATAATGTATTCTCTTGCGTAGTAATAGGCGTTGAATAGCTGGCCTGTGAGTTATACTCATAACGGCCTTTTGTAGCGTTATAAGCATTCTCCTTGCTTCTCTGAAACCCTATATTAATCCTCGAAAAAGTTAAATCACTCGCAACCTCTTCTATTATCTCTGTTGCCCCTTCGATCGAAAGAAATACAGTATCGTTAAAAGCGTATCGCATTTCCTCAATTCTTATCCTCCAGGTACCCTCAAATTCCTCTAACCCGAGACAAAGCGGACAAATCGAATGAAGGGATTGAAATAAACCTTTTAACGATACTTTTAATTGAACGTTTTCATCACCGAATGTAAAACCACGTATTAATAACCCATTAGTAACAATCCCGTTTGATAATAATCCATTAACCGAATAGTTTATCAGTTCCGAATCAGTGCGCCCAAGTATTTTAGACCAAAATGGAGATGCCTCTCCGGTTATAGCCTGTAAAATTCTTGTAAATGCCTCGTGATACTGATACCCTTTAACTGTATAAGTAGCCGGAGTAATTACTCTTTCATATTCGGCATTTATTGTGGTTGTAAGATCGCAGCTTATAGGGGTAGCAGATATATGATAAATTGACATTACCAAGTAATCCCCGTCAACACAAAGATTAAAAGGTATTCTATCGCTGTAATTAATAAGGATAGTTGGATAATCAGGGGGAATGCTCTGATTTATTACAATAGCCTCATTTTTTAATACGCCGGAAGAATCGTAAAGTCTTAAATACACCATTACCGATCCGGATGAGCCGGTGATATAATTAATATGGCCTGCCATTGTAATAAGCATTGAAATGTTACTGCTAAAAGAAGGACTAAAAAAAGCACCTTCAATAGTAGTAAACGCCATTACATCTTCTACACTCCTTATACTTTCTTCTTGTTTATCCTGAATCTGAAGATTAATAACTCGGTTTGTAATATCCGTTTCGACAGCCTGAAGTGTAGCCTGATAATAATCTGTTCTGGGAGGTATAGAAACAGTCTTCCCTTCTGTCGAAAATGAAGCAATAGAATTACCTTCAATATCAATCAGTTTACTAAGACTAATTTCAAGCGATTCACGAGTTTTTATCTTATTAACAAGCGAGTTATCAATTATCTGAACCTTTATTATATTACCACTCGATCCTTGTATGCATTTATATGTTGAAAAATCAACAATTCCAATATAACGGGATTTGTAAGTGTAATCCGTTATATCCAATTCCTGTACTTCATAATTACATATTGCTTCAGTCCCTTCTGCGTCAAAAATTACTTTAAGAAAGTCAGCTCCAGTTTTAATAAAAGTAAGTTCTTTCGTTGAAAACGACCTGAAGATTCCCCAATATGTTGTTGACCTTTCATAAAAACACTCGTCACTATCCCATTCCTGGGGCGCATATCCAAGTTCGAGTTGACCGTAAATCGTATGGGATAATATGTATTTATAAAGTGTCAATTGATATGCCTGTTAAAATAGGTTGTATATTGATTACCTTGTCGTTTTTCGATGGATGATCCCACGCCCGTTTTCAATATAATTGTTTCTTTTTCCTGTATCGCCTTTATAAGTTCTTTGTGTCTGCGTTCTGCAATTAAATCATTGCCTTTTTGACGTAATCCGCTGGCAGCCCTTAATATTGCTGCTGTTTCTCCGGCGGGAATGATTTGAGTGCCACGTTTGAGATAAGATAGTTCTGTACTGTCACCCGTTAACCCTATTTCGCCTGAAGGGGACAGCATTAATTCACGACCCGATTCACCAACAATGGCTAATCCTTCGCCTGATGAGCGGGTTCCTTTAGCATATTTGGGTATTGGTTTCATAGCAACAAGGGCAGCCTGTATTGCCCCCTGTGCAATAATCCAGGGGACAAGCGGGATTGTAACTATTTTAGACATGGCATTTGTAACACCCTTTGCAGTATCTAAGGCTATCAAAAATAATGCCCCTATCTTTTCAGCAATGGCAGATTTGC